AAATATTTTTTTTAAAATTATTAGGATTAAATATGTGTTTGCATATATATATTATTTTTATTATTTTATTTTTATATCTATCTATAATATATTTGCAATAGGCATCAATATCTCTACTATTAGTAACAGGTTCATCGACTATTTTTGTAGCTTCACTGGAAGGTATAGATTCAACAAAAGTATATATGTTGGGTTTACTTTTCTTATTAAAATCCTTATTTGTGCCTTGAAAATATGAATATGTCTCTTCAAATATTTTGCTATAATAATTATCAAATTTTACCTTATCACTTGTATCAACATCATTGTATAATTTAAATTGAACATTCATTGATAACATTGTAGCATAATCCTTAAATTTTTTATCAAGCTTTAATGGATTTTCATATTTTCCATTATCTTCCATGATTAAATCACCATTTAAAATAGAAGTAAAAACATTTGTCACTATATAATGGTCTAAATAGTCATTAGATACTATGTCGGCATTTTTATCATGCAATTTAATAAAAGGTATCAATTTATTATTTAAATGGGTTAAGTCCCTTTTGTAACAACTGTCAAATATACCATTGATAAAATATAGATTATATTTTGTATTATAATTAATAAATATATAAATAAATAATACGAATATAAATATTAATAAAAATGGTGTAATAATTTCACTAGTAAATAAATTATATGAATTAAAAGTATTTGTATTTGTTGTTATATTATAAATCATCAAAAGTAAAACAAGTGATAAAATTATAACTACCATTATATATGATAATAAATCCTCAATATTTTTAATTTTATATTCACCAATATTATAATCGCTATTTAATTTTTCACCATTAGCTATTTTAAAATAATTTTCATAATATTTATTTTTACTATTATATGATATATCTACTGTATATGTTTGTTCAACTTCATATGTATCTTTAAATATTTTAGGATTATCAAGATATAGATTATATTCTTTCACTTCATTAACACCAAGTTCTTGTTTAAAATTTTCTAATTTAACTTTATACTCTCTAATAAATTCGTATGCTGAGTCCTTATCAAGTTTTTCTTTTTTATTGTAATTGTTTTGTATTTTGGATATACTGTAAAATAGTTTTACTTTTCTTTTTTCTTTCATGTAATTTTTATATGATTCTTTGAAGGCTTCAATATCACTTTTATCTTGTTTATCAACATTTTTCTTACTATATTCTTTTGCTAAATCTTTCTTTATTAATACCTTTGTTAAATTGCATACTATATTAATAATATCTTTGTGGTTACCAACCTTATTATCATCATCACTTAATTCATCTGATCTATTATCCTGCAATCCCAAAAAATTATATATGGAATTATTATCTGCACTATCCGACAAAATTAATTTATTTATTAATGCTTCATTAAAGGATAATGGCGTCGTGTCTTTAAAAATATCGTCCATATTTTCAGGATTGTCAAAAATATTTGAGATATATTTATGTATCACGTATGCTATACTTGCTTTTTCATCGGTGTCCATTTCATCCAGATACTTAGCAATTTTTTTTCCTACCATGTAATTTATATAAGCTTTATTACGGGTAGAATGTCTAATATTTCCATCTTTATCGAGTAGAATATATTTTTCTTGTTTAACGGAATTAATAATTTCATAATCACTTAATATCTTTAATTCAACAATTTCAGACCATAATATTTCTCGGAAGTCTATATATTCTAACTTAGGTTTATCATTATCTGTAAACGCCATTGTAATATTAATAATATTAACCATCATGTAAAAACATAATAGTAATATAAATATATAAGCCATTGCTATGTAGAAATAATTTAATCCATCTATTCTAGAATCATGTGGTATACTTGGTATACTAGATAGAAAGCCGCATATTAAGTATAAAATCAAAAATATCATAATAATATTTTTTGATTGATTTAACATTACGTTAATGTTAAATGTATTAATATCATCGGGTATTGCATCATTATCAGTATTAAAATATGCTTTATAACCGATTGATGAAGTTGGTGCGTATCTTCTGATAATCATAACAGTTAGTATAAATACAATTAAAAATGATAATATATATGGGAATAGTTTTAAATAAGTAATAAAATATTCACCATTTATATTACTTAAATGTGGTATAAATAAGTCGTTATATTTCCAGAATTTATACATTAAATCAATAAATAATAAAACTATTACAAATAATATTGTATAATAATAAGTTTTAGTATTAAAATTATCATTTGGTAATAATAATTCGTAACTATTTTTAGCTAAATTAAATCTACCAGTTTCAGCTTCACAATATATATTATTGCAATGTTTTTGTATATTAATATCTGCAACATCTTTTAAATAATTAATTTTAAGAAACGATAATGTAATATTTTTCAATTCATTTAGAAATATTATAATCATAATAACAAACATTATAAATATCAATATGCGCATTATAATAAAAGTTTATAATTTACTTTAACCCTTATAAAGAAAAAAAGATATAATAAATATTCATTGAAATTTATTGTAATATATTATTTATATTATGTACTGTAACAGAGAGTACAAATATTGTAGTAAAACCGAATATATAATATATATAGTCTTCTTTTAATACCTGTGACATTATTATGATTGGTACTAATAATAATACAATATATACATATATAAATTGAATAACATCATTTATTTCATCAAAAACTTTATCAATAGTTTTTTTACTATTGTATTCATAAATTTTTTCAATATTTTCTAATGTTATTTTATAATTATTACTGTTTACAATTACCCTACCAGTTTCTTGATAATTTTTTTTTGCATCTATTAATTTATCAACAATCTCTTCTGTTAAAACAACATCTTCAATACCAGTTATACTGGTATTATCAGATTTTAAAATGTTAATAATTTTGTCATTATTTTCCGAATTATCTTCTTTTATTATGATATCTAATTCTTTCATTAACATAATGTATTCGTATGAATAAGTATCTGCATATATTTCTGTTATTTTCTTTAAAACGACAGAGAAAAATATAGTATAAATAGCAACATAAATGAAAATAAATAATGATGAATTAAAAATATATATATATTTATCTAAATCATTTCCAGTAAAATTTTTGATATATATGATATGTATTATAAAGTATATCCAAATGAATATAAATAATGGTAACCCGTAATGTAAATATGTATTATATACTTTCATAATATTGAATTTCCCATCTACAATACTAAGGTCCCTATTAAGATTATCAATATCAGTATATTTGTCCTTATACTTATCTAGACCTCCAATATGTTTAAAATTTTGTTTTATTTGTTCAAAATCAAAAAGGTAATTTGAAATATTCCACATAAATGTTCTTTTAATCTCAACACTATGTATGTCAATTATATTCGTGTTATATAAACAATATTTATTCATTTTCTGAATAGTTTCATTCAAATCTAAATGATATTTTAATTCAACCAGAGTTATCAAACTTATAGTAGTTAAAATTATAATAACCATAAGTAGTATTAATAATTCTATATTATGTGGCATATCTGGATACCAAATCTATTATAATATTATTTTTTAATTTATTATATAAAAAAAATTTAATCAACATTATAATAATCTGATTTTATATTAATGATGTTGTTATGTTTTTTGATATTTTCAACAGTATTTTTCATATGATTAATATCATCTAATAATTTATCAAATTTATTATTGATATATAATGTTTCCCTTGTTATATCTGAAAATAGGGAGTCTTCATCAAACAATTCATCTATATCATTATCAATCTTTTCGGTGATTTTTTCATTATATGGTATATATACTTGTGGTGGTTCCCAATTATCTTGTTTTTTTTGACTTTCTGGTATATATCCTTGTGGCGGTTCCCATTTTGTTTTTTTATTATGCAAAGATGCTCTAAGTAAAGATACAGAATTATGAATTATTCTTTTTGAAGAACATACATTGTGATTTGTATGATGTATTTTTTTAAGTAAACTTACATATGGAATAAATGCATTTACATAACCAACATATATTAATAGTAGGACATTATTTATCCTCATTATATCTTATTGGTATTATATAATATATCTTTTATATATTTTTTCATATTGGAAGTTTTACATCATTATCATATAGTGGTGGTGATACAATAACTTCTTTATCCGTTCCATTATTACCATTTAAATAAGCGGACGCATTATTCGATACGGCCTTACCGAACGTATCTAAACCCATAGAGCCCCCGGCAGAAAATTTGGCTAAACTAATAAGACTGGATTTATCGCGATAACCAGGATATTGTTCATTAATAATCTTATTGAGTTCAAAAAAAGGCATTACAATTATTCCATCTATATCGGGTATACCCAAATCTCCTTTACTATACATTTAATATAATTTGATATTATTTTTTTGACCTTAACATTTTATACATTTCTGCGTCTATATCGTCATACATATCTCTTACCTCTTTCCATTTATTTTCTGTTTCAGTGGATTTTTTCACAGTATTTTTAACTGGTATTTTCCATAATTCGGTAAGAGTCTCTAAAATATTTTTATCATTTCTTAAATAAATTTTTTCAATTTCTTCTTTACTAATATTATCAGGTGCTTGTTTAAGTAATTCATCCATTATATATTCTTTTTAATTAATATATATATAAAATTTATATGTTTTTATATTTAGCATCAGTATAATAATTATTTGCTATTTCATATGCATACTTTTCATAAGGATGCTCCAATAAAAAGTTTTTCATAATAACATCATTAATACCATTGGGTTTATTGTTTCTATATAGACATACCATAACATTATTTGTTTTATTATCAATATATATATCATTATTAGTATCGGGATTAGATCTTATAAATTTGTTATTATATGCTATCTTTTTAAAACCTTCACTATGTATTAATTTATCAAATACATCTTTGTTATATCTTTGATAAATATGAATTTTTTCATGTATTAAAGTATTTGTTAGATTTTCTTCTGAGTAATTTAAAATACTTTTTGATAAAAATATTACATTTTCCCGTGTATGTGGTAATCCTTCTTCGTACTGAAATGATCCATTTTTATAAGTACAACATATGACCCACTTTATATTAGCCAATTCTTTATAATTGATGTAATTATCGTGTATTTTACTGTTTAATAAATAATTATCTGCATTAATACAGCATTTTTTCAACAATATTTTTTCATTATCATTTAAATCACATGATGTTTTAAGTATATTATCAATATATTCTTTTTTTGTTTTAACTTTTCTCGCATATAAATCAATATTACTCAAATTATTTACATATTTATCTTTATCTTGTTCTAAAAAATAATTTAATTCTTGCTTTGACATAAAATATATTTTACTATTATTGCTATAAGTTTCGGTATTTGTTAAAAATAAATAATAGTAAATAGCAATAAATATTATTATGGATATAATACTTAATATAATCATACTATATTATTTGTCTTATTATTATAGTATATTATTTATCTTTTATTTTTTTGTAACAAAATGTTTTTTTGTCTTTTGATGTTACTACGTTATCTTCAATAGTTGATATGTGTTTATTTATATGGTTACATGTTAAATATTTATCTGATTTATATTGTTCGAATTTTTTATCCGAAAAAACCTGTTTAATAGAAGTTGTATTTTCAAACTTAATATTACCATTATCACGTTGTATTGAATAAATAAATATATTACCATCGCTATTACTAGATGTATCACTGCCAGCGATCGCATTAATAATTTTTTTATATATAATTATTATTTTGTGTTTATAAATGCGAATAATACTATAACCATATGAATTAAGTAAATAGTATTTTATATTATATTCATTTTGCTTTATATTCATAGTATCTTCATATTTTTCTGTATTAATATCTGGATCGGCACCACCTGTACCTGATGTAATTTGTATAACAGCTTTATCATTTTTACTTATTTCCATTATGCTAAAATAATGTGAGTCAGCACACATATATATATATTTATATGCCGCCAATAAATCAAATAACATATCACCTTTCCCAAATAATGGGTCTTTGTCTTTTTTTTTAATTTTATCTTTTTTAATAGGAAATAATGGCACATGCCCCATTACAAATATTTGCTTATATTCCGTATTTGAATCACTGGTTTCTTGAAATATACGTTCAATATCATTTATATAATCATCATTATTTAATTTATTTGTATTAATAATTATAACAATATATTTTTCATAATTAACAATACCTATATCATCTACATATAGATTTATTGTTTTATCATGAATATCAATATTTTTAATTTCTTCTAATTCTTCTAAGGTAGTTTGAAACCCTTTTAAATCACTTTCAATAAATGAACTACTTGTCATTTCATCAGAATCTTGTATGTACTTATCATATGTGATTAAATCCTTACTATAATTTAAACTAACATCTTTCGTCTCATTCAATGTATCAATATATTTTTTCTGTGTTTTAATCATACATCTGTCTTTTATGCGTTTAGGTGGTTTCTCACCGTCTGTTTCTTCGTCGTGATTCCCAGCAGCTACATGAATAGTTTTATTTAAACTATATATTTTATCATATCCAGTTTTAAGTATACTTAATAAATAATATTGTGTTGTAATATTTTCTTTATCTAATAATTTTGTTGAATACCAATTATCACCCGCTATGAAAAATGTAGATAAACCTTTCTCTTTTTTTTTAACATAATTTAAAACCAAATCTCTATAAACATATTCCTTGTCACAATCTATGTTATTCCAACATCCATAAAATAAAAACTTTGACATCCTATTATAATATTACAAATATAAATGATGTAAATTCTTGTCATAGTCATTAACGTTATTATATTTACAATATTTATCATAAAAATTTATTGAAACGGTATATGGTAAGGTTATTTTTACAGAATCCGTTGGAACATATCTCATCATATTTACCCAAGAAATTATATTATTTATAGCTCTTTTTAAATTTCTCACACCATCTTCTTTTGGTACATTATTAATAATATGTTTTAATATTTCATTATTAAAAATAATATCACCAATATTTAAGTTATATTGTTTTAAAATTTCTGGAACAATATAATCTTTTGCCAATACTAATTTTTCATCATTAGAATATCCAGGCACATTTATAACTATCATTCTGTCCTTTAAAATTGGATTTATTAATTCTTCATCATTGTAGGTAAATATTATCATTGATCTTGATATATTAAAATCTATTTCTTCAAAATATCTATCGTTATACTTATCGTTTTGTACAGGATCTGTAATATGTATTAAAGTATTTATAATTTCTTGACCTCTATATGTATTTGAAACCTTATCTAATTCGTCAAATAAAAACAATGGATTCATTATCCCTGTTTTCATTAAAGACTCGCACATTTTTCCATATGTTGCCCCCTCGTATGTATAAGAATGTCCTCTCAAAAAAGATGAATCATCTGTTCCGCCAAGTGAAATAAATGCATTTGGGTAATTTAATGCATTACAAATACCTTCTTTTATTAATTTGGTTTTACCAACACCAGCACTACCCTGTATACCAATTATATACCCATTCGCCTTTGGAAAAGAAACTTGTTGCGCTAATACTCTTATTATTTGTTCCTTCGCGTCCTTGTGTCCAAATACAGTATCTTCCATTTTCTGCCTTATACCATTTAGAAAATCGCAGATTTTTTCATTTCCATCACTTATCTTTATTGGTATTTCATAATAATTATTGAATGGTATATTATTCAAAGATAATAGCCAATTATTTAATTTATTATATTCACTAGAACATGGTGACATATTATTAAAACTATCTATTTTTGCAATGATACTTTTTTTTGTTTTTTCATTTATATCTAAATTAAGTATTTTAAACCGCATAGGCATACTTGATAATTTATTTTCATTTATTGCATCTTCCCTTAATTTTATTTTATCTTTTTCCTCATCGGATAAATTATCAAAATATTTTTTCTCTATTGTTGTATATTTATTATAAAAATCGTATTTCTTCTTTTGTATTTTATTTTTAACAGATTTTCTTTGCGGATTTAATATTAAATAAAACTTTTGTTTTATATCATTCTCTTCTTCACAATGTTTATTGAAGAATCCTCCCGACGGTCCATTTGGAGGATTTATTACCTCATTGATTTCATCTTCATAATTATAATCGTCACATTCATCGTCATCATCGTCGTCATCACCACTATTACTATGAATATTATAAGTCGGATCATTTTCTGAATTATCTTCGCATGATATTTCTGTTGATTCACTGTTATTAGAATTATTATCTTCTTTCTTCATTGTGTATTTATATAATATATAATTAATATATGTTTTAAATAATAAAAAAAAATTCTCTATTTTAAATCAGTATATTGAGATTTATATTCTTTCCCCCAGTAAACATTATTGGATTTTGTTCTCACAATGGCATTAGAATATATTAAGTAGTAAGAAAATATAACTACTAATACAAATGTGCCAATGAATGCTATATTTTCCATATATTTATTATCAGTATATAAATTAATTGTAAACAATGCCGTTATTGCTAAACCAAACATTAATACTGTTTTAATATAAACACCATAAACCGACGAGCTATATTTTAGTAAATCTATATGCATTAATGAACCGTCGGATTCACGACTTAATATACTATTAACTCTGGCACGCCTAGCTCTTTCACTAGATGTATTTCCCAATAGCGTCGTATATGCAGAAGTTGAGTCTGCTTGACCCACGCTAACATTCGCCAATTCAACTGCTTTTATAATTTTACTATTTAATAGCAATAATTGATTATTTACATAAGTTATTTTTTTACTCGGGTAATCATTATTTCCATCAGCAGTAAATTCTGTTGTTGAGTTGCCATCTTGGGGGATTACCATTAAGTTTACATCGCTGAATTTTTCAACAATATTTGATGTTGTAAATTTTTCAATATATAATACACCCAATATATAATATGTTACTACTTTCAATACCACTATTCCAAAACATACACTGGATACGAGTTTAATTATAGGCTTCTCCATTTTCATTGCATAAGTTAATCCTAACGTAATTATTATTCCAATTAGAAATATTATATAAGCAACTAGTTGATAATATAATACGTTATTTTTTGACTTATTTAAATCATATAATGTTTTAATATTTTTAATTTTCGATTGATTAGAATTTATTTGATTGTTTATGTTATTAATTGCATCAACATTATTAATATATCCAGTTTTATAGTCCAATGGTTTCTTAATAGTTATTAAAACTTTATTACCAAAACCGGTTCCATCCCCCTCGGCGTGAAAATATACGTAGCTACCTTTATCAAAACGTCCAAAATAGTTATCCGACGTGGCTGTATCAGGGAGGGGGGCGCCACCACTTGAAAATAATGTTACATACTGGTATGGCAATGCCAATACAGGGACATCTTTTAATGCCTCGTCATTTTGCGAAGGATATAGAAGTCTGGCACTTATTATAAATTCAAAATCGCCATTATCACCTGTTTCAATACCCTCAATTGGATATGAAGAATTATTTATACTTATCATATGTGTGGCTGCAATACCCATTTTTTTATCTATTAATTTATTTTTGACCGCAATAGGTAGGTCACTTTCTATAATGCTACTTTCTTTAAACGATGTGTCACCGCTTATCTTTCCTTCTAAGTCGTTATACAATATAAGCGCGTCGTGTGTACCGCCTTTAACATAGAAATTCCCGGAATAAATAGGGGTTGTGAGCTCTACCTTAGAATCATCGTCTGTACGCTTTTGATCGTTTGCAATCTTTAATTTATTGAATAGATTTATCCTGGATTTTATTCGCATACTTCTATCTGTTAAAACCTCGGCAATAAATCCTGTTTTTGATATAGCAAACTCGTCGGATTTTGCTATATTAGCGGCCGTTGCACTCTTCATATGCAGGTTTGTAACATCACTTATTATATTCGCAATAAATGTATCGTTTTCAGTGTGTGCTAATCCAAACATTGAATTAGAACCATCACTCCCAGCTACTACTCCGGGGGAAGGTGTTAATTTAATAGCACTGGCAACAACGGTGCGTCGGGTTGAATCATTGTATATATATGTAGATTGCTTTAATATATCAGCTTTTGGTAAATATTTAATACCGTAACCTGTACAATTTAAAGTGGTAGTGGCATGAAGTGTATAATCACAAGTAGAGGGAGCGACGTCCGCGCCACCGGCGCAGGCTCGACCATCAAGTGTAGTTTTATTATGAATACTATTATATAATAAATTTCCAGTTGTTATAGCAATATAGAAATATTGTTTAATAACCTTAAAGAATTTTAATAATCCAGATATTTGCGTTTTTCTAGTTACTAAGTTCAATTTAATTATTGCGTTCAAAAAATCTTGCAATAATCTTTTATCGCGTATAATAAGAGCTTCTTCTATTTTATTTGCTTCTATTGGAGAATTATTAGTATCATCTAAATAAATATCTTCTCTGGTAGGTGGCTGTTTAATTACACTTCTTCCATCTGGTAATATTTTAATAATTATACCAGATAATGTATCAATGTCGGCTGTTTGTTCTTGATTTCTAATCCTTCCATTACTAAACAATACTCCACTTGTTATTTCGTCACTTTGCAAACTAGACCCTACCACATTTCTCCCATAACCATTATATTTTACACGTAACTCCTGAAATAATTTATTAGTGGCGGTGGCGCTATTGGCAGATGAGTCACCTGTATCATAAGAATCAATTGATAAAAACAGGGTTGATTCACTCATTTTATTCACCCCATTATCTCCATCAACCCAATATCCATAATTGACATCATTGCTTGCAGAGTCCCTTGCATGTTTATTAACAATTATTATATTATTTACATTTTTTTTAAAATGTCTTATATTATTGGTGTTGTCAAGAAAATTTTCATATGCTTCTAAAATATCAATAAAAACATTGACAAGATTCATACCGCAAATCAAATTAAAAATATTATCTTCATCACTACTAATTCTTACCTTAGTTTTGGGTGTTGTTGTGCTTCCTTTCGCAAACTTCAAACATCCCTTTGTTTTTCCTAGATTATCAATATTATCCTTATCTTGATTTACTTCCATAATATTTATTTTTGTATAAAGTGCTTGATTTATTAAGTCAGTAAATGAATCATTATTTATGTTATATGAAGCATTTGTCTCAACTGCCGTCTGCTCCGCGTTTAGTCGTTGACCATATAATGTTTTCTTTTCCCCATTTATTATTGGAAAATCAACAATTTCTTCTTTGGATATATCTTTATAAATTTTTTTTATAAATGGAGCTTTTGAAGTAATAGAATTATCAATATCAATATATTTAACATACATATTTCCTAATAATTCAAGAACCTCTTTATAATTTTCATTATGAACAGCCATGCTTATATTATGTATAATCTCTTCTATAATAATATATATATTTATTTAAAAACAAGATCTATAATAAAACGAAACACCGCTATTTTCATTATATCTGATAATTTTAACAATATCTCCTTGTTTGATACCAAGCCATTTGGCGATTGGATCATTATGTAAAATAATAGGCATATATAATTTGCTTTTAATCATATATTCTTTCATAAATTCCGCCGCTTCTGTTTCAGTCAACTTAATATGTTTTGGTACATATTCGTGTTTTGTTGGATTGAGCATTATTTGTTGTGCATGAAAGTACTGCAACTGTCCTTTATTTTTTTGAAACATTTTATCATATTTATTTAATTGAGAAATAATAGGCTGAGATATAGTATCATTATTAAATATAAGTATAACATTTTTCATATTACCATATTTTGCTATAAAGTTTTCATTATCAGTATCACACATTTTAAGTTCATCGATTATAAACTTTCTTAATTTTTTAGTCAATGCGAATATTACTGTTGTATTAGAGGTTTGTAATTCTATGACATTTCTATCATTCTCATATTCCTCTTTATCAATAGATAATCTATGTTCTTCGAACAATGAGATATCATCGCCGCGTTCAGTTAACATATCTTTTAAATTAGTGATAATACTTTCGATATCCATTTTAATATTATAGAAGGGTGTTAATCTTATATTATAGTATATAAAAAAATCAATTTTTATTTTTTATTTAATTGGCTTTCTGTCATTTTAATAATTTCAGGGTCAATGTAGTTTTTCTTACAGACGGCATATGTATTGTGGAGTTTTAATGCGGTCTCTTCAATAGATTTTTTTATAGGATTTTTAGCGTCAATATTCAATTTAAAAAATTTCATAAATAGCGTGTTAGCATTAAGTGTTCTTAAATCTTTCGTAGTAATTTTTAAATTAAATTTTTTATAAAAATTATATAAATATTTATTAACATCTTTTGATGTTATAGTTTTATCATTATGTTTAAATATATACTCTTCATCGCCGATATCGTTTAATCTATCAAAAAAGAATTTATAAATCTCCTTATTTTTGCATATTGCAACATTTCTAACATTTTTTTTACCTATAAAATCTATCTTAATAAAATTGTTTTCAATTAAAATATGTTTTTTTTTCAATGTTGTTAATCCATATGAATTATTATCTATTTCGTATTTTTTATTACCTATTCTAAATCCACAATCTATTATTAGAGTAATAATTATCGCACATATCTTATCAATATCTTCGCGGTTAATATCTTTTTTTATTTTTCTTTTTAATCTGGAAAAATACTTTATTGAATTCTTGATTTTTTGAAATTTTATATTATTTTGACTTAATATAAATTTAGGATGATATATAACCTGTTTTCTATTTTTTGAGTCATATCCATATGCGATTATTTTCTTACCATTAATTATTGTAACTTTATCGTATGCAGGCGGTATTTTAAGAGATTTAAAAAAATCTAATTGTTTTTCATCAATTATTTCTTTATTTTTATTAAAATATTTAAATCCCGTTTTATAGGTACCTATTCTTTGTACTTTCATTCTAATTATTAATAATATCTTTAAAATGCAGTATAAAATGATATAAACAAAAGATTATATAGATATCCATAAACTAAATAAGATATATAATGCCTGGTGCCAAGAAAGCCACCACCACTACTGTTGAAACACCTGTTAAAGCCGTTAAAAAACCTGTTGCAGCAAAAGTACCTGTAATTAAAGCCACTGACGCCGTTAAACCAGTTCCTGATGAAAAGGTTGCTGATGTTGTAAAATCCGAAGTTGTTCAACAAGTAACTCCACAAGAAAATGCACTCCAAAGCATTATTGAAAAAGTAAACACTTTTGTGGTGATGGGTAAAGAACTACAAGGTCAACTTAAAGTGCTCAGCAAGGATTGGGACAAGCAACAAAAAATCATTGATAAGGTTCAAAAGAAACGTCAAAATGCTAAAAACTCCCCATCTGGTTTTGCTAAACCAAATAAGATTTCTGATGAACTTTGTGATTTCATTGGGGAGCCTCGTGGCACAGAGAAATCTCGCACTGATATTACCCGTTTTATCAACGCTTATATCAAGGAACATAGTCTTAACAAACCAGAAAACAAACGTTTCATTCTTCCAGATGATAAACTACGTAAAATCCTAAATGTTGATGCCAAGGAAGAAATCAACTATTTTATTCTTCAAAAACTAATCTCTCACCACTTCCCTCCATCTGCAAGTAAACTAGCAGCAGCTGCGGCAGCCGCAGCTGCTAAATAAATTAAAAATTGATATAAGATTATTTTTATATAATACATTAATTCCAATAATGTCTTACACTAAAACAACAAATGGTGCTACTTCCCTCAAAACTACTGGTAGCAATATTGTCGATTATTTCATGATGTTCTCCCGCGATTTGGATAAAACGGTAAGTTATGAATATTTGGAGAAATGCTGGAATGATGATCCTAAAAAAACAGTTGCTATCATTTTCAATGGACGTGATAGAGTAAATGGAAAAAAAGAAAAAAAAGTATCAAATCAAGCTATGATGTGGCTACGAACATATAAGTTTGCAACATATTGCGATAACCTTACAAATTATGTTGATAATTATGGATGCTGGAAAGACTTGCTATATATCACATACTATAATTGTAAAAATTCTATTGACAGGAGCTATGAACTAAAATTGTTTTCAAGCAAGCTATTAAATGATAAGCTATTACTTGAAGACAATAATAGTGTTTCTCTTTGTGCTAAATGGGCTCCAAGTGAAAATGATAGAAATGATAAAAGGAAACATATGGCCAAGCGTGTAGCCACGGAAATTTATGGATTAGACGATGATAAAAGGATGGAAAAGTATCGCAAAGAGATTATTGTCCCGCTTAGAAAGAAAATCAATATCGTTGAATCCTTAATGTGTAGTGACAAATGGGGGGAAATCAAATATGAAGCCGTCCCAGGCGTAGCATCAAAAAGGCTTCTTAATGCTTTTATGAAACATGACGAAGAAAGGTATAGACAATATTTGTCTGATGTTAGAAGTGGTAAAGCGGAAATTAAAGTAACAGGTATTTTGCCCCATGAATTGTCCAAATATTATATTGATACAAAACATAATGATGATTATGGACCCAATGAAACAATTGAATTGCAATGGAGAACTATTCTAGAAAATGTTAAAAAATCTGGCAACTTTGATAATTCATTGGCAATTGTTGATTTGTCTGGTTCTATGTTTGGGGCAAGAAATGGCAGTATTCCCGCACAAGTAGCCGTTTCTCTTGGTATTCTCACATCACAATGTTGCAATGGTTTGTTTAAAAACAAATTTATTACATTTAGTGAAGAACCCGAGCTGGTAACATTGGAGTACAAAGAACCTAGTTTGTTTGAATCACTTAACTCTATGATGAATGTAAATTATGGTTTTAGTACAGATTTTGTTAAATGCTGTGAAGCCATTATAAGCTATGGTATTAAACATAATATTCCCGATAGCGAAATGCCCAAGAAACTATTTGTGTTTACTGATATGCAATTTAATGAAACATCAGATAGTTCAGAAGAATTAGAGACAATTTATCAAAATATTATTAGAAAATATAAAAAGAGTGGTTATACGGCACCCAAGTTTGTATTCTGGAATCTTAATTCGGATAATCAAGGAACATTCCCTGTTAACTGTGATACAGAAGGCACGGCTATGGTTTCTGGATTTTCAGAACAACTCCTAAAAATCTTCATGAATTATGATGAGTTTAAGCCTGAATTTATTGTTAATGAAATTCTTAATCCTTATCTAGATAGTATTATTATTTCCGATGATTAAAAAAATATAAACTAGATTAACTCATATATTAATTATTTTTTCTTTTATTTCCACTAGATAATGGAATATAAATATTATATAAATACTTATATTTTTCTGGCATTTCGCTATAATTAGTATTGCTATATTTATCAATTAAAATATCTCCTGCTTTTTGGAAAAGTGTGGCGCGTTCTTGGTCGTTCATTTTATAATACGTATTATTAAGTTTCTTATATCAGTTTTTAATAAAATGAGTACATAATTTATTTTTTCTATAATTTTTATAAACTTTTTATAATTTATAATTTTTTATTGATTATGTACTCAAATTTTAATTACCTTATTTGTTAAATCAACAATATTACTTGTAGCCTTCTCTTTGTAATCAACGACATAATCAAAAGTACATTCATGATCTGTATAGAATAAATGTTTACTACAATAATGATTTCCACATCTGCATTTATTGGTTAGCCCCTCCAAAGTATTTAGCTTTTTATTACAACTGAAACATCTCATTTTTGATAACTTAATAAAGTCAAAGATAATATTCAATTTTTATATAAAAAATGATAATAATATATATACTATAAAATACTAATGAATAACGTTTTATTTCAAGATTTCAACGGTAGTATCATCTGCCATCTGAATAAAGATTTTGCTTCACTAAAAAAACTTTCAGAATCCTCAAAGCAATGTAATAGTTTAGTTAATAATAATAGTAATTTCAAGAACCTTCTTGATTTTAAAAGAAATAGCTATAATTGTGATATGGTTGAATCTTATTTAATTAAAATTTTAAAACCGCAAATTTTAAGGTTCAAAGACAATAAAGTAAAGGATAATGAAATTATATTAAATAGATATATCAAAAAGTTAAATAAAAAATGTATTGATATTCTTTATAATAAAATAGATTATTGCTATAATGAAAGAAATATTGGTTTAAATAATTATATACAAGAATTATCATATGTACTTTCTAAAAAAATATTTGATATCATGATTTTGATTGAAGATGATTTAAATATATATGATGATAATATACTCGAATGGTTTAATATAAAGTATTTGTAAAAATAATTTGTTTTTTTAATTGGAATAAGCGAGACCACCCATACCAGATAAGATGCGAAGAACGTTGTAGTTAACGGCATATACATGGATAGTACCGGCTACACTTGATGATAGAGATAATACAGCAGTGTCTATACGAGACATGTTGAGAGTGCCACTGGGTTGATGTTCTTCTGGTTTAAGGGCGAAAGAATATACATTGATACCATTATGATTTTCATCAGGAGTATTTTCGTGATGTTGGTAAGGTTGAACAAGGGAGAAATAATCACCTTTGCGAGCAGCGAAACGATCATTGCCATTGAGCATAATTTTAGCTTGCATAGTGGGATTTGACGAATTACTATAATTATTAGCAGTAAGATTGACAGCAGAATTTTCCGCAGTTGAAAAGTTATTCCAGAATGGTATTAGAGTACCGGCATCATTCTTTTTAACAGCCCATATAAGTTCTTTGCATGGGTGATTAAAGTTAAGTCTCACTGGTTTCATGCTATCGGCAGAAGCAGAAGAAGTCATAGTATCAGTGCCAGTGAATTGTAATTGTTCAATTAAATATTCGTGCGATAATTGCGCGAAACGTCTGCGTTCATCGGTATCAAGGAAAACATAGTCAACCCATAAATTAGCATCACTTAATGAAATAGAAGAACCGCCAGCAAATCGTGATTCAGCAGTTGTAGCATCAGCAGGATCGGTTTGAAATGCAATAGTAGAATTAGTGGCGGATTTATTGCCATTTGTGCAGCCGATAGTAGCTTTATCTTCATCTTCACATAAATTAGAAACATTAACATCTACTAAGTTAGGTGCTGACTCATATTCTATGTTGATTTTAACTTCGTGATATTGAAGGGCGATTAATGGAAGAGCTAAACCAACATTGCGGCAGAACCAGAATTCAAGAGGAACATATAATTCGTAACTAGCTTCTCCTGCTAATTTAGTACATAAATTACTATCGTTTGCGCCAACCATAGTATTATAACCAGAGCGTTTGCCCATTGGTAAAGATAATTCATTCCAGATATATAACCATTCGGAATAATGTTTATCTATGCGTTGACCACCGATTTCTAATTCAACAGTTTTTAGTAATCTTTGACCAAAGTTTGGTACAAGGGCGACATTATGAGCAGTACCGGTATTAGTATTATCATTTTTGATTTTACCGTTGAAATATACACGGTGGATTAAATCACCGTTACGAGTTATTTGGAAACTAGCACGGGAACCTAACGAATTACTTCCGGTTGGAGTTTGTTGGATAGCTTCAATAGCGAAGTTAGTATGACGACGATATACAACTTTGAAAAAGGTAATTTGAGGATTACCGGTTAAATAAACATCCTGAGCACCATAAGCTACTAGTTGAAGAAGACCACCACCCATTTACGCTATATTCTTTATACTATAAGTGGAGAAAAAAAAAGTTAATATTATACACAAAGTATTATTATAATAATATGAAGAAAAATAATATCGTAATATTTAATTGGAATAAGCAAGGCCACCCATGCCAGATAATATACGAAGAACGTTATAGTTGACCGCATATACGTGTAAAGCCTTATCGAGACTAGCAGTATAAACAGAGTTTAGATTTAGATTTAATACAGCAGTATCAATGCGAGACATATTTAGTGTGCCACTTGGTTGATGTTCTTCAGGTTTAAGAGCAAATGAATAAACATTGATTCCAGCATTAGTTGGTACATTTTCGTGATGTTGATATGGTTGAATTGTATTGAAATAGGAACCATTGCGCTCAGAGAAACGGTCATTACCATTTAATACTAATTTAGCAGAAGCAATTGGATTTACAGATGTAACAGCTCTTCCACGTCTCTCTTCAATCTTAGCATTTACAGTAGCGGCGGTAGTCCCTGATTGGTCATTGGTGAAATTATACCAATTAACATTATCAACTCCTGCGGTAGAATTACCAGTAGCTGTAACAAACCAGAATAATTCTTTGCAAGGATGATTGAAGGATAATTTAGGTTTGGCTTGGACACCAGATAGGGATTCGGTGCCGGTGAATTGTAATTGTTCAATTAAATATTCATGCGATAATTGAGCAAAACGTCTACGTTCATCAGTGTCAAGGAAGATATAATCAACCCATAGAGATGAAGCACCTAATGGGCTTGCGAGAGCAGTGGTAGAACCTTGGCATTTTTCAGCGGTTTGAAATAAGATGTTTACTTTAACTTCGTGATATTGAAGAGCAATTAATGGAAGCGCTAAACCTACATTACGGCAGAACCAGAATTCAAGAGGTATATATAATTGATCATTGGAAGTATTACTTAATACTCCTCCATCACCTCCAACCATTTTTTTGTAACCTTCACGTTTTGAATAAGGTAAAGATAATTCATTCCATATGTACATCCAGTGAGAGTATTGTTTGTCAATCTTTTGGCCCCCGATTTCAAGCTCCACGTAATCAATGAGACGTAAGCCAAAATAAGGACACACATCTGAGGTTTCATCCGACATATCAACTGTTAAATACATGCGATGTATTAAATCGCCATTACGGGAGATTTGGCATGTAACGCGATTTCCGTAACCCGGATTTCCATTAAAGGTTTGTTGGATAGCTTCAATAGCGAAGTTAGTATGACGACGATATACAACTTTGAAAAAGGTAATTTGAGGATTACCAGTTAAATAAACATCCTGAGCACCATAAGCTACTAGTTGAAGAAGACCACCACCCATTTACGCTATATTCTTTATACTATTAGAGGAGAAAAAAAAAAGTGTAATATTACACAAAAGACATTACATTATTATTGTTATAATATATTGAAAAATAATACACATATTTTAATAATTTAGTTGGAATAAGCAAGACCACCCATACCAGATAATATACGGAGAACGTTATAGTTTACAGCATATATATTGATACCACTGTAATCAGCAGCACCAGGTGAACCGGATCTGGCTGTGTGCACTTGTGTTTTAGAAACGGTATTAACCATGAGGGTTGCAGTATCAATACGAGACATATTGAGGGTGCCACTTGGTTGATGATCTTCGGGTTTAAGAGCAAATGAATAAACATTGATACCTGGATTGGCAGATACATTGGTATGATGTTGATAAGGTTGTACTAAATTGAAATAAGAACCTTTGCGCACCGCGAAACGGTCATTACCATTTAATTGTAAAATTGCATCTTCGAATGGATTTTTAGCAAGAGCGGGTGTTCCAACACTGTCAAGATCATCGGTTGGGTCCATGTCAGTATAATCATACCATCTTACATTACGAGAAGTAGGGTTTCTTAATTTAGCAACCCATACTAATTCTTTACATGGGTGATTAAAGTTGAGTTTGACACGGGTGCTTCCAGTTCCTAGTGTTTCAGTGCCGGTGAATTGTAATTGTTCAATTAAATATTCGTGAGATAATTGAGCAAAACGTCTGCGCTCATCAGTATCGAGGAAGATGTAATCAACCCATAATGATATATCTTTAAGATCGGGAATATTTAATAAGGTTGCTGGTCCTTGTGTGCCTGCGGCAGTTTGAATAGTACAATTGTGTTTAGTATCAAATTCAATCTTTACTTTAACTTCGTGATATTGAAGGGCAATTAATGGAAGCGCTAAACCTACATTGCGGCAGAACCAGAATTCTAAGGGAACATATAAAGTAGTTGAAGCAACAGATGTTTCTGCCCCATCCGCCCCAACCATTTTATCATAAGCGTGGCGTTTTCCAACAGGTAAAGATAATTCGTTCCAAATATACATCCAATCCGAATAGTGTTTATCTATTTGTTGACCACCAATTTCAATAACAACAGTTTTTAATAAGCGAAGACCTAAATAGTTAACATAACTTTCGACTTCACCAGTTATCGCCGGTACTTCTACTTGGAGGTACATGCGGTTTATTAAATCGCCGTTACGGGATATTTGACAATTTACAGTGTTCCCATATCCTGGGTTTCCATTGAAGGTTTGTTGGATAGCTTCAATAGCGAAGTTAGTATGACGACGATATACAACTTTGAAAAAGGTAATTTGAGGATTACCGGTTAAATAAACATCCTGAGCAC